TGTAAGTTGAATTTGAGTGGTGTACCAAACTTGTCTCTAATTGTGTAGATGTTGTTCATTCTCCATAATTTGCTTGTTAGGTACTTCAGTATGTAGTCTTCATCTGTAGCTGGGTCTTCTTTAAATAGTGGAAGGTCGTCCATTACCGGAGTACCTTTGTATATCTCTTTAAATTCGTCCTCGCTTATGCTTAGGTACCAATTAGCCACGTAAACTCCCTTTAAACATACTTAGCTTATCTGTAGAGAACTGCTGGCCATTATTAACATTGACACTCACTCCCTTAGAATTAAATATGTCGCTGTATGCACGACTGATAGCATTTGTTAGGGATACTAACTCTGCTGTCTTTATATCTTCATCTTGTAGTTTCCTAGAGGCCGCATCTAGTGCATGTCCCATTGTAGTTTGAAAGCTGAGATCTAGTGCTTCCATGCCTTGTACTCCCTCTTTAAGCTTTCCAAGCTCATGGGCTACTTCGGGTGAAACTATCTTACTAGCCTCTTCTACAGCTACTTCTAGTATTTTAGGGTGCATAGCCTTAACATCAGTTATAAGTACACTCTCATAACTCTTATCTATGTCAGCTCTTATCATTTTAACTGTAGTATAAGGTATATTAAGTATTCTTGCTATCTCAGGTACAGTCTCACCTAGTTCTAATAAGGCAGCTATTCGTGCTTTCTCACTCTCAAGTGTTTTTAAGCGTACTTTCTTTCGTTTATCCACAATGTCTAAACCTGTGGGAGTCTTCGGTTTTGGGTCCATTACTATCTCCTTGTTTTAACTTAATTATAGCACAAGTTTTCTTAATTCTATATTAAGGGGAAAAATTTCTGATTTAAGCTAACCTTAAGAGTATTATGGTATAATATAACTATAAACCATACATCAAGGAGATAAAATGGAATATGAACAACCATCGAGAGTCGACCCGGAGCAGATTACCTCAGCTGAGCAATTTAATACGAGTGACTTCTTTAGAGAACACCTAGTCCGCACTGATGCTGGGGCTTATGACATTAAAGGCGACGACCTTGGTCCTGTTGAGTTGGCACTCTTGGAGACTGAGAAACGTCGTAGAGGGTCACAAGCTTCCACTAGCAGAGAGAAGGCAAGAGCAGACAAATATGAACTTGAAATCCAGAAGGTAAGAGAAATCATACCTACAATGGACCATAGAACACATCAGGTAGACGAGGGCTTAAAATACTCAGACCCAGATGAATATATTCGTTTAACTCTTGAGGCTCAACGAGCTAATCCTTATGACGAAGCGTTCAATACAGCATCTCAGCAAGCGGCTGACGAAGTAGGACAAAGAACAGTTGAAGGTGAGATTGCAAGTTTTAACGCAGACAATCCACAGAGACAGATTACTTTGGACATGTTAGAGTTAGACTTACCACCAAGACTCGTAAATGAGTTTTCGGCAGGTAAGATATCTCCACAAGACTTCCTCGGGCAGGCTGCTGACATTCTGTATCGACCAACTGAGACCCACAACCAAACAATACCTAATACGCCAAACTTAGGTGAAGTAGGTGGTCAAACATCACCTACGGATGATGGGTCAAATGATAAGCTGATGGCAAACTATGCCTCAGCAATATTCTAGGAGAATAAAATGGGTGCACAACCAAACCAAACGAGTGTTGTAACTTATGGTTCTGTTCTAAAGAGACGTCAATGGATGTTGGAGGGGCTAGTTCAAAAAGCCGCTACATCATGGTGGGCAGGTCTTAAGGGTAGTTCAAAAGATGCAATCGTATTCGTAACAACAGACGCTTCAAAAGGCGCAGGACACGAGGTAGTATTTCAATTCGGTGGTAACGCTTCAGGCGCTGCAAAGCTTGATAAAGAAAGATTACGTGGTAATGAAGAGCAGAAGAAACAATTCTCTGACAAAATTAGAGTTCGTCGTATTAGACATGGTCTTGATAATGGTGATGAGTTTGATGCTATTGATATTGGTAACCAGCCACTTTCACAGCACGAGAATTCAAGAGGACTTCTTTCTGACTGGTATGTTAGACAATCTGACCAGTGGCTATTTGATGCTGCACAAGGTAGACTGAATAACGAAAATCTTACTCACATTGTTAGACCTAATGGTAGAGCAACAATCGGTGCATTAACTGCAACAGATTTATTTGGTTATGATTTCTTGGTTAAACTTGAAACAATCATCAAAACATCTAAAGGTTATACTGAAGGTGGTAAGAGACGTAGACTTGACCCATTCGAATTTAACGGTGGAATGAGAAAGTACCTATTGGTAATCGACTCTAAGCAAGCTGAAGATATGGCACTTGATACTAAACTACAGCAGATTCTTTCTCAAGGTGATGTTCGTGGAAATGATAACAGACTAATCCGTGGTTACATGGGTACATTCAGATCGTTTGTAATTGTTGAAGGTGATGATTTCCAAGGTGAGTCAATGTCAAGAGCTATCGGTAAGACAGCAGTTGAAGTTGCAGGACTAAGACAAATCAATGAAGATGGTATCTTCTCTGGTGAGACTGGGTTTGACACTAAAGGTAAGAAAGTAGCATCAAGAGCATTGGTACTAGGAGCTGGAGCTTTACAACAAGCATTCGGTAGACAACCAGACTATAAGTATAAGTCATCTGACGACTACGATATCACTAGCGGATCAGCTATTGAGATGTGGACAAACGTTCAGTCAACTATTCTTAAAGCTGAGAACGCTGATTATGTAGAAGCTAAAGTAGCAGGTTTCCAATATGGAATTGTTGCAGTAGATACTTACAACAGCACAAACGCATAAGGAGTGAATGATGGCAAATACAATTAACCTTTCTTCACAATTTGAAAACAACTTGAGACGTGTGTCTGAAGTTGGTGTTGCGACTTTCCCTGCTAAGGTTTCCGTTAACGGAGACAGACTTGGTCAGAAAGATGAGTTCGCTAAAGCTGGTGACGCTTATCAAGTATATACTATCCCTGGTGATAGTATTGCAACTACATTCTATGTAGTAGTTGATGAAGCGTTTGATGCAGGAGCTAAAGCTACTCTTAAAACTATTTCAGGTACACCATTGACTATTTTAGCTGATGCAGACTTGACAAAAGTTGGAGCAGTTGTTGGTACACTTAAAGATACTTACTTCGGTAAAGCTGATGGTATTTCAGCAGTATTCTCTAAAGCTGTAACCAAAGGTTCTTTCAGAGTTGTAGCAGAGTTTATCTCTTGTTCAACAAACAACGGTATCTATGTAGACTTGCCACCAGTGGCAGTAAGCTAGGTATACTATACCCATCTATATGGTGGGTATGAATATACTTATATAAAGGAGTTGGAATGTTAGTTAGAGATATTGTAGAAGCAGCACGATACAGACTTGGTGATACTGATAAAACAGGTTGGCCTGATAAGCGATTGGTTAGTCTTGTTAACTCAGGTCAAAAAGATATCTGTAAGACTACATCTATATATAGACGTATTACTTATATACCTCTAGCAAACAACCAGGTTCTATACCCACTGCCTCAGGATTGTTATGATGTAGAGAGATTAGAGTATGAGGGTCATCAACTACCTATCTATTCAAGAGAAGATTTAGAGAATATCAAAACACCACCATCAAGATTTGCTATTAAGTCAAACCTTAATAGAACACTAATTGAATTATACCCGGAGCATACAGACCTACAACTATTTGAAGGTTATATCATTGGTACAGTATCTGAAAAGACTGGTATTGAGATACTTCCTGCAGTTGGAGTATCTGCCACAAGTAATGACCCATCAATTGAAATACAAGATGCTTTAGGTGTTGTTACATCTGTTATAGAGAATATAGATTGTAACCCTTACACAGACTTTGGTTCTATTGTAGGTTCAAACCTAGACCTTAAACTTGTAGTTCATAGTGTTAGTGATGATGCTGATATGGGTGTTCTTTGTGATATGGGCTTTAGAGCTGGTAAAGAGCATTTTGGTTTCTTTGACCATATGAACAATCTTTACTCTCATGGGACTTATGGTATCACAACTGATATACTATTTCCTGAATACTATGTTACGGTGTTCTATACAGCTATACCACCAATAACCGAGTTTTTAGAGGGGTCTTTGGTCCTAGATGATTTATGGGAGAAAGCCTTAATACACTATGTTGTAGGTATGGCTAGACAAGATGACAATGATGAAGGTAACTACAAAATCGGTGAGGCTGAAATAGCTAAATATGATAAAGAGGTTGCTAAAGCACAAAAGATATCGGCTAAGAGTTATACATCTCAAGTAAAAGGTGTAAGAGAAACGAACTATATGGGGTTCAATAAATTTGCAGGAGGAATGAATGGCGACAGGTACAACACCCAATCCGACACCCGTAGTGACTACTAACAAGTGTGTGGATATACTTAATCGACAGATTAAGGTCAAAGAATTAAAGTTTATGAAGCAATTAGGTGGAGTTGAAGATTTGTTGTGGGGCTTTGGCTCTATTATGCAGATTAGAAATGGTCAAGCAGTAACGATTACTTTAATCAATGCAGACGCAATTCCTTATGATAATGTAGATAGTATTAAAGCTATCATTGATAAGATACTTGTTAAGTATCCACTTTAGGAGATTGAATGTTACATATACATAAAGAACTAGCAGTTCAAGAAGACATTGTATGGGGTTGGGGTGAAGTTACTCAAACTAGAGATTTAATCTCTGGCGGTACTGGTCCTCAACAATATCATAAAGTCAATGCTATGCTTATACCAGCTAAAGATGAGCTAGGTGCAGAGACAAGTGATGTACAGACAGAGCTTGATTTAAGAATGACCATTGCTGCGGCTAACAAGAAGTTTGCTTTAATTGGTGGCTCACCAACTCAAACATTTCATGTAGCTCCAGCAACTGCAGGTACTCATGCAACCCCTCAATCACAGGTAACTGCTCAGATTGCAGCGGCTGTGTCAGGTATTGCAAACAACTACGCTAAGAGAAACAATGTTCTTGGACTAGATCAAACAACTCCATTTACACCTACAAAGAACTATCAACCAGCTACTAAGCTTTATGTTGATAACAAGCTTGTACAGATTGGTGCAGGTGATATGTCAAAGGCAGTGTACGACAAGAACGATAATGGGATTGTAGATAACTCAGAAGCTCTTGGTGGTATTGCTTCTACAGATGCATTCATGTATCGTGGCTCAGGTACTACACTTGATGCAAATAACTTTGCTGATATGGGTAACTGGGTAGGTCAGAACATTGCTAATGCACCGGATAAATCAGATACAATGGTTGCTAACTTTAAATCAACAACTGGTGGGCTAGCCATTCAGATGGCATATTCACAAGGTACTAATAGAAGTGCTGAGCGAGTATATGATGGTACTACATGGACTCCATGGTCTTATGCTTTGGGACACACTGATATTGTTAATAACTTTGCAGGTAATGGAGCTAATCCATATGCTGTAGCAAGTGCTAACACAGTTAAGCAACTACATACAGCTATTCAAGGAGTTGAAGGTGTACCTATAGGAACTATTGTTATGTTTAGTGGTAATGTAGGAACACTACCTAAAGATTGGCACTTATGTAATGGTGCTCCAGGAAGTGGTACACCTAACTTAAATGATAAGTTTATTAAAGGTACATCAGACCCAGCTAAGATTGGTACTCATGGTGGTACTAAGAAAGCTACTATGCCTCACCACACGCATACAGCTAACCATGGTCACAGTACTCGAACAACATCATCAAATGGAGACCATCACCATTCTATGCATCATGGCCATTCAGCTACTATTAGCCATGCTAGTGGTTCTCATGGTCATGAGGGTATTTATTGGGACCCAGCTGTAGGTGCTAACTATGGTATAGGCTTAATGGACTTTAAACCTTATGGATCAGGTTCCTCTCATCATACATCAACTGGGTTATGTTTAATTCCTGGTCATGGAGATAAACACATTAAGATTTATGGTGATGCTTCAGGACATGGCCATAGTATATCTGTTAAATCATTTAGTGGTAACACAGGAAGTAAGGGAGACCATACTCACACAGTTAGTATCCCTACAGCAAGTGTTACAACGGGAGCAGCCCAGGTTGCAGGAGATAACGAACCTCCATACTATGTATTAGCATACATTATGAAAATAGCTTAAGGATAGCAGATGCCTACAACACCTCCAGGAAGTGGAACCATTACTCAAGCTGATGAACAGCTTATTAAGTTTTGGATACATAGTGAGTGTTTGCTATGTGCACCTACTGGTGGGTCAGCTGGTTCACTAGCTTTAGAGATAGAGGGTTCAGCTAAGGTAGAGGAAATCAAAGCCCTTCCACCTACAAAGAACAATGCTTGGGTAACAACAAATGCAGGTGTACTTGATGGTAAACCTGTAGCTAAGGGTGATGTTCTTATAGGTAGTGGTACTCACTGGGTTAATGCAGGTTCTATTGTAGGACCAGCAGGACCAAGTGGTCCTAAAGGAAATGATGGTTCTCAGGGACCAGCAGGACCAAAGGGTGACAAAGGAAACACAGGAGCTGACTCAACTGTACCAGGTCCAACGGGTGTTAGAGGTTCAAAAATATATATAGACAATGGACCACCAATGCCTATGAATACACCAGGGTCTTTACCTGGGGACGTATATATAGATGATATAACAGATGATATGTATCAATTAACATAAGGAGATTTTATGGGTTGGAGTAAGCAAGGAAATATTAAAGGTGTTAAGGGTGACCCTGGACATGCAGGTGTTCAAGGACCAGCAGGCGGTCAAGGGCCAGCTGGGCCAGCAGGACCAAAAGGAACTGATGGTAAAGCCGGAGCTACTGGTGGTGTAGGTGGTAAAGGACCAAAAGGTGACCCAGGAGTAGCAGGACCAAAAGGTGCTGATGGTAAGGTTGGTGCAGTAGGACCAGCTGGACATAAAGGTGACCCAGGAGCGGCTGGCCATACAGGACCAACTGGACCTCATGGACCTACGGGACCAGCTGGTAAAGATGGAACTGGTGTTACTATTAAAGGTACTGCACTTAAAGCTACAATTCTAGCTAAGTCAGGTGCCGCTGGTGATATGTGGCTAATAGCTGACACAGGACCAAAACATGGTCATGGACTTGTATCTAATGGTACCGGTGCAGGAGCGGCTCACTGGACTGATGTAGGTGCTATTCAAGGACCAGTTGGACCACATGGAGTTGCTGGTCCTCACGGGGCTGCAGGACCAATTGGGCACGATGGACCAGCTGGTCATATTGGAGCTACTGGCCCAGCTGGTGCTAAAGGTGCTGCAGGCGTTGCAGGGCATGCAGGTAAAGATGGCGCTAAGTGGTTTTCAGGTAAAGGAGCACCAGCTTCTTTAACTGGTTCAAACCCTGGTGACTACTATTTAGATACTACATCTGGCGATGTATACGAATTGAGTTAAGATGGGTTGGGGAAAGATAGCAAACCTTAAAGGACCATCAGGTTCTGCCGGAGGGAAAGGAGCTAAGGGAGACCAAGGCATACCTGGACCACAAGGACCAAAAGGTAATCCATCAACAGTACCTGGACCAGTTGGACCTAAAGGACCAGTTGGACCGGCAGGCTCAGGTGGAGTACCTAGTGGTGGTATCATTATGTATAGTGGTTTAATAGCTTCTATTCCTCATGATTGGTTGCTATGTGATGGTAAGAACAATACACCTAATATGGTGAACAGATTTGTTATGGGTACAAATGTTGATACAAACATGAAACATACGGGAGGTTCAGCTAATGCAGTTGTAGTTCCTCATACTCATGGAATATCGAGTCATAGTCATACTATGGCTCATACACATTCAATTAACCACAACCATGGGGCTGCTACAACAGCTAACGAGAAGGGTTATCATAGTCACAATATATCTAGGTTGAAAGCTCATACAATGCATGAAGGACCAAAGACAGGACCTAAGGTTGAGGTTGCTAGGGGTATCCAGCATGGTGGTAGAACAATTGCAACTACCACAGAGGTTGGTCACCATAACCACTCATACAATATGCCTGCCTATACGGGTAAGACAGGTGGCTCATCAGCTACTAATACAGGTGGGAAATCTTTGACTACGGGAGGTGCCTCGGGTGCCACTAATAGTGCAACTGGGAAGAACTTACCACCTTATGTGGTATTAGCTTATATAATGAAAAAGTAAAGGAAAATAAATGATTAACAGAATACCAGCAATGCCACTAGGCAGAGGAGATGCTACATCACCATATACGGTTCAAGCAGAAGATGTTGTTGTAGAGTTTACAGCAGAGGGTTCAGCTACAGTTGAAATGGTAGATGGTGTGTCAAAGCCAACCACAGTAGTTAAGGGTGGTAGATACTCACTAGGTGGTGTAAAGAAGATTACATTTAGTGGAACATTCTCAATAGGATAACATTATGAATTTAGGTTTAAATTTAATGTCAGCATCAAGTGGAGGTAGTGGGTTTGTTCCTGGTACTGTTCCAAAGGTTGTGACAAGTTCAATACCTGATACGGGTGATGGTGTTATGGTTGTGTTTGATAGACCTATGACTTCTTCAAATGATTTACAGAAAGCACTTAGTGTTATTGTAAATGGAGGGTCACCCGTTCACCCCGACCACATAGATAAAACACCTGATGGAACAGCTATAGGTTTAATCTTTCCTAAAGATTTCTTTAAGAAAGGTGATGTAGTTACTTGGGCTTATAATGACCAACACCCTACAGAAGAAATCAAAGGTGCTGAGACTAATGGTAAAGAGATAGACAACCAAACATATGGTGTAGTTAATAACTCAACAGTAGTTAAGCCAATACCAACAACTAGAGCATTTAGCTCAGGATTTGATAAAGGATATAAATAATGAGTAACAAAACACAAATAGCTACTTTGTTAGCTGATAACACAACTGGTGCAATTTCACCTAAAGACGTAAGAGATGCCTTTGATCTGGTTGTTATGACTGATGGGTCCCCTATGGCTGCTGGCTATAGTCCAAAGAATGCTCAAGATGTAGCAAACAAAAAATATGTTGATGATAAAACAAAAACGCTTACAGCAGATGACATCAAGAGAATAGAGGGTGATTTATTCAAGTTCTCAGCAGTTGCAGATATGGCTAGTGTTCCTTGGACAACCTTTACATCAGGTGAGGTTATTGTAACGGAAGTATTTAGTGGTACAACTAAGCCTAAAGTAGATACTCGACTAATGGTTCCTTTTGACCTAATGATGCTAAACAAACAATTTCTCCATGCTGGTGAGGATTCAAAGGTGGCCCATGAATATGCATTCATGGACAATAAAACTCACCATATTCAAAAGATTACATTAGGTAGATTTGCTCCTGGTACTGGTACAGGAAACACAGGAGCACTATATTACGACAAAGATGGTGTAGTTATGCATAAAGCCAATGCCGGCACACCAGGTGTAGCTTTCCTTGGGTTTTTAGTTGTATCACAAGAGGTTATGGGCGGTCACAATATAGTGAATGGATCTGATGTAATAATCAACTTGGTGGAAACTATTGCTGACACCCTTCTTGCGGATGGCTCTGTTCAGATGGAGCATTCATATAACCCAACTAATCCACAAGATATTGTTACCAAGAAATTTGTTGACTCACTAGTGCTTGAGAGACCAACAGTAGTCAGTCCTTATACAGCTACACCAACTCAAGCAGAGTTAGTTTCAGCCGCTAAGCTTTTACCTCACTACACAAATAATGTAGCCTTTTGGGGTGTAGGTCATGACTTCTATGTTAGAGACGACCCACAAACAAAGATGATACTTATCAAGTATAGAGGTGTAGCTACAAATACTGATGATACAAAACCAGGTAACTTCTTCTTTGAGAAGTTAACAAAGGCTAAATAATGAGACCAAGCAAGAGTATGAATTTGACTGTACTGACATTTATTGTACTCTTGCACGGGTGTGCATTTGAGTCACCTGTGTTAGATAGCCAAAATGATAGAGCTGGGTTTGTAATAACCAAGCCACCAATGCAGATATCTTACAGAGGTGATATGACTCCCGAAGCACAGAAGTTTACACTTGATGTGATTAGAGAGTTAAAAGGCATTCCTTATAAAGACTACAAGTTTAATGAGAACCATAATGTTAGACTTAATAGTATAGATGCTAAGAGTGATAAAGCAGATATAAACCTACATGAGCATACATATAGTATGCCAACACTAGATAAAGAAGAGGAGGAAACCAATGCCGATAATCAATAGATTTGACTCAGGTGTTGCTATAGGTGTAGATAAACACTACCTAGACCCTACACAGTCAACAGTACTTGTAGACGCTAACATTGAAGCTTATGGTGTTCGTTCAGCTAAACTACCTACAGATATAGGTCTAGCAGATAGAAGCTTATATGAGTTCCCAATCAAAGAGTCAGAGCCTCAAGAGTTTCACATTACTTCATCTGATAGATGGAGAAGCTATGCAGAGTTTCAAGGTAGACTAGTTTATAGTGATGGTGGACCTCAATGTAAGGTAACAGATGGTGACCTTAAAGATGGTGACTTCAAATGGAATGATGTTGGTTCTAAGGCTACTGAGGGTGATATTGTAGCAAGACCATATCTTCTATCTGATATACCAGGAGCTAAGGCAAAACTAAAAGTAGGTGCTAAGCCAAAGGATGGTAAGATAAATGTTTCCCAAATCAGGTATAGATTGGTTGATAGCCATGGAACGGTTTTCATTGGTGATATTCGGAATAATACTGGGAATGCTACTGTCAAGTTTACTTTACCAGCAGGTGTAAAAGTATACAGAGAGTTGATAGATGAGTGGGGTGGCCATACAGATAAGTTCTTATTTGTAGGAGCAGGAAACTTCACTGATGGTCTTGTAGATATTGACGATGCTTATGAGTTCATTGCCTCTTCTAAGATTGCAGAGTTTTCTTCGCATAGAATATCGCTTGTGTTAGGCAAGCCTTACTCAGTACCATATAAGATATTAAAGTCGGTAGGTGATGCAGTACTTAAAGTGTCATCTGTTTATGAGCTTACAGCTAGTGATACTTGGACTAAGGAAGATATTGATATTGAAGTTCATCACTTAAACCCACCAACTGATATTAGTGCTATGGCTTCATCATTTGCCCTATCAGATACTTTGTATATACTTACTAGAATAGGTAACAACTATGGCGTGTGGAAGAAAGATGGAACTAATGTAGTTAATACAACATTCCCTATTGATGATGAGTTCTTTAAGTGTACCACAATAGAGAATAATGGTGTAGTTTACTTCTTCTCACCAGCTAAAGGTAGAGTGCTTATTTTTGATGGTATGACATTAGTTATTAAGACTATGACTAAGTTTAAATATGCTAAGGCTGCTGACAGTGTGTACACTATTAAAGGTGATACTATCTATGCTATTCTTAATGATAGACATGAAGCAAACATTCGTAAGATACAGCTTCCATCACTTAAGGTAGAACTGACTGGTTTAGCAAGAGTAAAGATTGAGAAGATAAGAGGTCTTGGTGGTACATCAGGATGTGTATTTACAGATGGAGACTTTCAGATATTCCCTATACATAAAGGTATTATCTCTTACTCTACATTGAGTGGTCAAGTTATTGAAGCAGATGTTAGAGGTGCAAACATACCTACTAAGTCTAAGTTCAAAGGGTTTACATACTTTAACACATTAATTAGAGCTATCGCCCACAGAGATGATGAACTAGCTTTATTGTATAAGTGGAACATAATCCATGCTCACTCACCAGCAGCTATTCCAGTGTTTGATGAGCGAACATTGACCGGTACATTCTTATATAACACAGGTCAAGAAACTGCTCAAGGTCAGCATGGACCTATTATGCTTACCGAGTCTAATCCAATTAGTATCCACAAAGGGCACATGAAAGTAGATTTAAGCAAGGTAACACATACTACAGAGTTAAGACTATACAGAACAGGTGGTTATCTAACAGAGTATAAGATGGTAGAAGATATAGACCCTACAAATACTTATGCGGATAAGAAAGATGATGTAACAATAGCTAACCACCCAACCGGCAGCTACAACTATAAAGATGCACCACCTGAGGGATTGATGTGGTTAACAGAGCACAAAGGAAGATTGTTTGGTTCTGTAGGTGATATGTTGTATTGGTCTGAACCAGGTGATGTAGATAGTTGGGATAGAGTTAAATCATTTATGATACTAGACAGAGAAATCACAGGTATAGCTTCTGCTGTGTTTGGTTTGGTTATCTTTATGAAAGGTAGAATTAAGCTACTTTCAGGTAATGCACCTCAAGACTTTAATCTATCTACTGTAACTAACTCAAAAGGTACACTAGATGGTAGAAGTGTTCAATCAGCTAGAGAGGGTGTTATGTTCTTTAGTGAAGATGGACTATGTTTTACTGATGGTAGACAAGTTGTAGAATTTAGCTATAAACTATTAGGTTCTCGTAATTGGAATGTTATTGACTCAACTACAACTGATAGAAGCTACTTTGCACTTTGTGAAAACTTCATGAAAGGTACACTAAACCCAGCAAGAGTTATTATGAGAGTAGACTTAGAAGAAGCACCTAAGTTTAGCTTCCTTGAGGCAGATAATGTTGAAGGTCTTGGGTATGTTAATGGTAAGTTAGCTCACTCAAAAGGTGGTAACCTATTTGATACACTTGGGAGTGGTGAAAGAATATTTAACTACAAGTCAGGTAACATCAGTGAAGGTGCTATTACCATGGTTAAGGAGTGGAACAGAGTCAGAGTATCTGGTGAGTTCATTGGTTTGTTCATAGTAAGAATTGATGATAGAGAGGTTATCATTGAAGAGATAATTGTAGGTATCCATGATGAACTTAACTTCCACATACCTAAAGGAAGAAACAAAGGTAAGTCTTTATCATTTGAAGCTGTAGGAACTGGTATTATAACCAGCATAGAGTACAGCATAACTCCAAGAGGTACTACAAAATGACCTACATAGAATTTGTGGCAATGACTGGACTTACTCAAGAACAACTTGATAAGTCTGTTAACCTTGATAATGTTATATCTCCTACAATCCTTAGTGACTTTGAGTTGAGAGACTCAGACATTCAAGGGACTGGGTTCTTCACAACTAGGAGCTATCAAGCTGGTGAGTTTATAGGTGTGGCTCTTATTAAAGAGTTCAGAACAGAGTTAGGAAGATATGTAAACCACTCTGATGAACCTAATGTAGAGTTTCAGATAGTCAATGATGGAGCAGTTGTAGTAGCCCTTAGAGATATTAGCAGAGAGGAAGAGATTGTAGTTGATTACTCAAATCATTATGAAAGTCAGAGAGCTGTAATAGAGTATAATGGTATTGATAGAATGGAGATATATCTCCGGTCTCTTCCTAATGCTAAAGACATATCTGATTACGAAGCTGAGACTCATGTTTTTGATAATTCAGGTTTAGCCATTAGATATGTAAAGATGAATGCAGGCGAGGTTGTACTAGGTAAAGTACATAAAGAGTGGAATGTCAATGTATTGACTCAAGGTTCTCTTTGGGTAACAAATGACCCAACTAAAGACTTTGTTAGGATTGAAGCACCTTACACATTTGAAACAGGACCAGGCTCACAGAAATTTGTTATGTGTGAGACTGCTTGTATCTTTATGAATGTAATAAGAACATTACCTAATGAAACTAAAGAAGAGGTACTAAAGAGAATGGCAGAAGATACTAAAATAACAAAGGAGATAGAATGTCAGCAATAGCAATAGGTGCTGCAGTAATTGGTGCAGGAGCAGCGATTTACTCGTCAAACAAAGCATCAAAGGCACAAGGTAAAGCATCAGACGCAGCCGCAGCTTCGGCAGCAGAAGACCTAGCTTTTCAAAAAGATAAGTATGGCAAAGCTGAAGAGTATATGAAGGGTGCTATGTATGCATCGGGTGTAGAGTGGGTAACAGCTGATGCACATATTGGACTTAGTGGTGTAGGATATAATCCAGCTACTTTAGATACTGCTAACTTAGCTAAGTCTAAAGCATTCCTATCCAAAGCTGAAACAGCACAAGGTGTTCTATCTGATTTTGATGGTTTCCTTCAGAGTTTCAAAGATGCTATGGGTGAGAATAGTGAAGCGATGGAAACATTTAGTAGAAGATATGGTAACATTATGGACAATGTGTCAGATGGTATTATGAAGGTATCTCAAGAGAGATTGTCTGCTAGTGGTAGAGAACAACTAAGCTTAGATGCAGACCAAATGAGAAGAGATATTACACAGAAACTTAATGTAGCCAATATGAACAGAAGTGGTATTAACCTAGAGCTACAAGATAGAATGAATATGGATGTAGAGAAGATGGCTCGTAAGATTGATGTTGACTCATATGGTCAAGCACAAGGACTACAAGCACAAGGTACACAAACATTGAATAGTATCTACGGTATTGGTAATCAGATACAAGGTAGAAGAGAAGGCTTACATATGACTAAAGGCCAGGGTATGCTACAGAATGAACAGTTCAATGCTCAGACTGGTACTCAGGTAAATATGTACAATGCTTCTAACCAACAGCAAGCTAATCAGTTTAATGCAGGTCAGCAACAAGCAACTAGCCAATGGAATGCAGGACAGACAAACCAAGCTATGAGTTCTAATATGCAGGCAACTAACACAGCTAGAGCATTTGCAGCACAAGCACAGAATACAATGTATGCAAACGCAGCCCAGATGTATGCTAACAGATCGCAGAGTAGATTGACTGCTAACAACTCATTCTATGGTGGTGTAGCTATGCCTGATGCTTCTAATGTAATTAATGCACATAACGCGGCGGCAGCGTCTGCTGGTAAGAGTGCTTCTGGCTATGCGGCGGTAGCAGGTAACCTAGCTGGTAAAGCTTATGATGCCTACCAAAATAGACCTCAAACTGCAGCTCCAGTAGCAGCACCGGCATCTTATGGTGGTGACCCACTTGACTTATTCTAAGGAGGATTAAATGAATAGTAATAACCCAGAGTATTTAAAAGAAACTTTTCAATACTCTTTAGATACATATGAAGAGTCACAGAAGGAAGCTCAAGAGTGTAGAGATATGATGACTAACCGTCACTATACTCACGAGCAGATAGCTGTACTTAACCAGAGAGGACAACCTGTGGAAACCTTTAACGTCATTCTAATGATGATTAGAGCACTAACAGGTTATCTAGGTAAGGTACAGAACAGACCACAAATCAAAGCCAGAACAACTGATGGTCTTGATGTAGCTAATGCACTCAATGACTACACAACATATGTACTTGAAGAGAATAGCTTTGAAGTAGTTAAGCGTAAGCTTATGCTTGATGGACTTACTTCAGGTCTTATGATTGAGTATATGGACATTGAGAAAACAGGTGATAAAGATCAGTATGGTAGAGATAAGCACAGAATCAAACTAAGCTATGCTCCATCATATCAGGTAGCCCTTGACCCTATGGCTAAGCTTGAAGACCATTCAGACTTTAGGTTCTTCCACAGATTTAAATGGATTAGTGAGGATAACTTCATATCTCTATACACTAAGAAAAAGTTGAAGAAACTCGAAGAGGGAAGAAACTTCCTTGACAGACCGGTGGCTGATAAAGATAGAGATATGAACAATGTAGGATACAGCGGTATCTACAAAGCACATGAGAAATATCTTGTAGTTCACTCTATTGTAAGAGAAAGAAATGGCGATGTTTATTCTGTTCAATGGTCAGATGGTGAAATACTTATGAGAAATAAGATTACATTTAAAGACATTAAGAACCCATATATTGTAGTGAAGATGAATGATGAGTTAGATACTACAGAGTTTTATGGTCCATTCAGAGAAGTTGTAGAAAGTCAGAAGGCTATTAACCAAGCACTCATTCAGATACAGCTATTGATTAACACATCTAAAGCTTTCATTGAAGATGGTGCAGTTGATGATGTAGACAAGTTCAAAGAGTCTTTCTCAAGAGTTAACTCTGTTGTAGAGGTAGCAGAACTTAGTGGTGTTAAGATTGAAGATATGTCAAGAGATATACTTAATCAGTATACAGCTATTGATAAGGCACTAGAGAGAATTAAACTTGTTCTTGGAGTTAATGACTCATTTCTAGGTAATGCCTTTGCTTCTGACTCAGGTCGTAAGGTTCAGATACAAGCTAACCACTCTGCTGGTATGTTATCATACTTGACAGAGAAGATGGAAATCTTGATGAAACGAACCGGTCAGAATATTGTAGCTTTAAGTAGACAGTACATAGCGGCGGAAGAAATCATCAGAACTACAGACCATTTTGTAGGAGATAGATACTTCACCATTAACAGACCAGTCCAAGAGCCAGTAATTGACCCTATGACAGGACAGCCAGTTATTGACCCTCAAACAGGGCAGATGGCAATGCAACCAGTTATGGAACCTGTTGTTGACCCAGCTAGTGGTGAGTTCATTATTAATGAGGAGACAGGAGCTATTGCACTTGCACCTCTAGGTGACCCATCTTCAACATTTAGTTACGCTAATGTTGATATCAAAGTAGAGAGTGTAGCTACAGATCAAACCCAAGAGAAAGACCAACTGGTACTTGAAACTGTAGTTAATGGGCCAATGGGTCAAGCTTTACTACAAATGAACCCTGCAGGTTATATGATGGCTTCATCACTCAGTCTACGAAATCAAGGAGCTAAGTACTCAAGTGTACTAAGTGATATATTCCAACAGACTTCATTGATGGTATCCAATGGTCAGATTGACCCTACATTAGCGATGGCAGGAGGTAACATGCAAGCAATATTAGGTGGTGCAATGGGAGGTTCAAATGGTAACCCTCAGAATGGACCTAGTTCACAGACATTACAAGTTCCAACA